TTCTCCTTATCTTCTTCTTCTTCGTTCGGTGGCCTATTTGCTGAATCTGTCATCTTATATGTGCCATAATAGTTTGCTCTCTGTCTGTAATACCAAACGTAGCTCTCATCCAATAGAGCCAGTGTTGACTACCTTTTTCCTGATTACATCTTCTACATGAGGACACAACATTTGTCGTAATATCCTCTCCTCCTTTACATTTAGGGTGAACGTGGTCGATAGTAAGGTTTTGTAATTCATAAGTTTCTCCACAATAAACACATGTGCAATCGAAGTGCTCTTTTACAGCACGTCGCCAAAGTCTCTTTGATTCAGAGCTTGTCATGGTTATTAGATAGTGTAAATAGTAATCAGGTGTTGGTAGTAATGGGGTCATTTCTTACGGCTTTTTCTGTTAATAGAGGGTTTTTGTGTTCTTCCCTTAGTCTTGCTACCCTTATAATGTGCGGCATCGAGTCCGTCACGGTTGCCATAAGTACCAAGTTTTCTATTAAGTTTGTTTGCATTGCTCCGTATAGCTAGACCCTTGGGTGTTTTATTGTATTTACTTTGCTGTTTGCGACGTTTAGACGCAGCTTCTGGGTTAGATTTGTAAAATTTAGACGTTTTGCTTGCCATGTAACCTCCTTTGTACCAAAGATGGATCTACAGTAGGCAGCAACTTATTTAACTTGTCAAGAGGACTGCCTTCATAGGCGACACCGGTGATGTCATTAGTCTTTAACCAGTCACAAGCTGCTTTTAAATCCTGTGTACTTGCTTCTCCACTCTTAACTCTACGTAAAAAATCCTCGGTTACAAGGTAATGTAGTTCGTTAAAACTATCTTCGGTGGCCTTTCTGGGCAGTTTCCTGACGTTAGACATTTATTCTCCTAGTAAGTTTTTTCTAACTAGCTTAACTAGGTTGTCATCTACAGTATTATCTGTTTTACTAGCGTATGCTTCTAACAGACTTACAACTAAGTTTTTCACTCCGTCTGAAGCAAGGAATTTAAGTAGAATTGGTTTTAGTACGATCATTTTGTAGTTTTCTTAGTGGTTTTCTTTGATGATTTTGCTTTTGCAGCAGCTTCTCTGGCTGCTCTTTGGTCTGTTAGTGTACTCATTAAAATAATCCAAATCGTTTTTTAGGTTTTTTAGGAGGCTTTAGAGCTGCAATCGGAACAACATCGTGACACATTACATATATCTTAGATTTAGGATGCAGGGTAAAACCTTTCTGCATAATCTCTGCACACTTAATTGCACGTGTAAGTTCGTAGTCTAGCCTCATCTTCTCCTCCTGTCTTTTAGCAATACGTTTGCATTGCCTCAAGGACTCTCTATCAAGGGGCATCATAAAGTTTAGCTGTAGCCCCCAGTTCTCTCCTTTGGTATAAGAGTCTTGTCTTAAAGAACCAGTATCCTCATTGAATGATCTAGGTTCAGTATGATTACCCATATAAAAAGGTGAGAACGTCATCGTGCTGCCATTGCAACTTATATTGGGTCCAAAGTATTGTCTACTTTGTGCTCCATTATTCTGGAATTGCACCGCTTGATTGGTGACATTTCCCGTCGCAGCCGCAACTGGATTAGAGGTGTTATTTACCTCTGGCTCATTAGCCAACACCGGGCTTCCTATTGTGAGAAGACAGAGAGCGATGTGGTAGTAGCGTTTGTTGTAATATTTCGGGTGACGTCGATCTGCTCGATTACCCCTGCAGCTCTGGTTACTGTTTCTAGTTGAAATGCGTTGCCAGCTGTGTGGATATCGAAGACTGTATCTGATGCAGATATTCCTCCAGACGTTGCCGATGTTGCAGTAACGTTGGAGCCTGTCCAACTTTGCAGAGCACCACCGAACACCTGTGTTTGCAACGTTTCTACTACTGTTTGAGTTGTAGTGGTTGTCGAGTTCATCGAGCCTTGGGTGAACTGAGGCGTAACTGTGTTTGCTCTTGCTACCGTGGGTGACAACAGAGCTAAGAGTATTAACCATTTTTTCATTCTTCTTTTTTCTTTACCATGGGACAATTTACTGGGGTATCCTTACCATTATTCTTATTACCTGTAGTGAGCCCGAATGTTGCTAGAGCTCCAGTAAAAACACTGGCAACGAAAGTTATATCTGAGTTCCCAGCTTTCTTAATCATAGGTATTTCTACGTAGTTCATGGTTATAATAAAACCAGACCAAACTACTACGCCAAGTCTGACAAATGTACCAAGAACTTCTATTTGGTGTTCTTTATCCTCTACTGCATCTTTAAGCTTTCCGAGGACTCCTTTTTTCTTTTCTCCTTCCATTTATCAATCTTACCTTGAATGAATTTCTGTAGTTTCTTTTTTATTTGGTCAAAAAAAGGTGTAGCTAACGTGGTTGTTGCTACTGCAGCTACAGCCGCATAAGTTGCTGTTGCCACTACCTCTGCTGTGGGTAATGGCATCTTTATATCTATGACAGGTATTTGTAAACTTGGTGGTTCTGGTTGTTCTGCTTTCTGTTCTGCCTTAACACCCTCTGGTCTTTCCAAATCGCTTGGAGGTACCACCATAGGTTTATATGATGGTATCTCAGCGGTTGGTATAAGTAATGTAGGTGTTTCTATAGGTTGTGCAGAAGGCAGACTTATATAAGGTAAACCACTAGGTTGGTTTGGGATTGTCACTCTTTACTTTTTCACAAGCTGCATAATAGGCGGTAAGTTTACTGGCATCTCCCTTTGAGTTCCAATACATTGCATCTGCAAAATCTGCTAGATGTGGATATAAAGGTTGACGATCTCTTTTGTATTTAGCATTATTGTACGCAGTCTTTAGTTCTGTAAGCTTTATATCTATAGCTGAATCTGAAGGAACTGAATTCCCCTGCATATCTATCCAGCGAATTGTTTCTTCCTTTCCGACCAATGCAAAGTCTGCTTTAGGGCACAAAGCTCTGATTGCGTCTAGTTTAGTTGGTTCCATCATGCTTGGTACTCCGTAACGATAAATACACCTTCAGCACTATTTTCATTAACAGTTACTCTTCCATCATTACCGCTAGCTGACGCAGCAGCTTGTACTTTATAAGTTAATGTTGTTGTTGTATCGTAACTTGTGTCAAAAGCTTCCTCCACAACTCTGATACCACCTTGACAATTATCAGCTTGAGCACCACCAGCCGAAATGTTACTATGTGTAATAAGTCCACTTGATTTTGAATGTTTATTATAAAGAGTTACAGGTGACCCTCCGCTTGGTGTTCGTATAAATGCTGTTTTTCCACCAATATTTGACCAATTCCTGTAAAACAAACAAAAATAATTTACACGTACATGAATAATATTACTAGCAGAAACTGGTGTAATGTTTACTGTGTATCCTGTGTCAGTCAGTGATGTTGATGCTATTTGAGTTGCTGTACTGTAAACTTGATATACTTGTTGAACAACTTTACCTCCGCCAGCAGCAGCAAAACTTAAAACACCCGAGCCGTTAGTTTTTAAAAAAGTATCTGCACTTCCATCTTGAGTAGGTAAGGTAAGTTCTAATGCACCGTTTGATTGGGTTGCAGTTGGAGCCTTCAAAGAGACGGTACCTCCACCGCCTCCTGTGGCTGTTAATTTAATTGCACTCATGATTTCGGATTGTCAGATTTTACTTTGTCAATGGCTTCGACCCACTTATTAGTGCCATTCTTTTTATCCCAGTAGAGTTGATCTAATTGTTCTTGGATTGAATCATAAGATTCTCTACGTTTAGATTTATAAGAATCATTCTCTAAATCCCAAGCATCTTGTAATGCTTTTAGTCCATTAGTACAATCTGCTTCGCTAGGTTTAGACCCACCATCATGCACAATTAAATTGGCATAGATTTTATTTTTAGAGTCAGACCAACCGAACCATTGCCCTGTACGAACTGTTATTAAATAGTTTTCTATATGTGTTGGTCTTGTCATTATGTTTCTCCTAGTTTCAAGAACGCTACATAAGCTCTATTTTCTGTTGAACTTGTTTGGTAACTTGTACTACCGCTACTTGTATTAACTGCAAATCGTACTTTATGAGTACTTGTATTTGTGCAATCAAACATAGTCGCACATCTAGCACTAAAATAACCAGTTGATTGAGAAACATATACATTTCCAGTTTTAACCCAAGCAGAACCGTTATTTACAGTTACTTGAATATAAAGATCAATAAAATCTTCACTACCAGAGTTATAAAAAACACCTTGGTGTTCTATATACCAAACACCTGTGCTTGGAAATGTAAATACTCCAGAGCTTTCACTCATAACAGTACCTACCCGTCCAGCACCAGTACTATCGTCTTGTTCCCAATTATTAGTTATAGGTTGAGCATCGCCAGTAAATTCGGCACTTACTCTCCACATATGAGCACCATCTAATCCTTTTTCTGTTGATACAGCAGCCCAAGTTAATGCACCCGATCCATTTGTTTGCAAAAACTGTGAAGCATCTCCATCATTTTGTGGAAGAGTCAGTTGTACGGCTGCATTACTTGTTGTTGAAGCTGGACCTTTAAGTGCTACTGATCCTCCACCACTATCGGCGTTTAATTTTATTGCTGACATAATTTATACAATTGTAAATGTTGATCCACTAGGCACTGTTACGGTATAACTACCTGTAGTTAAAGGTCCGGCAGCCATAGCATTATTTCCAGAACCTATTGTGTAGTCTGCACTTAAAGTATGGGCGTTCTCAAATAACACAAAAGTAGGAGCTGGTGATTCTTCCCATGTCATACCTCCAGTATTACCTGATCTAGCTACTAAGACGTAACCATTGGTAGGTGCATTACTTACTTTTAGATTTGCCTCGTCAACTATATTGTCTGCAATAACTGTGGCACCATCAGCTGTAGAAGTTACCTCTCCTGAGTGGTTAGGGTGTACGTAGGCATTAGCTGAAGCTGCAATACCATTTAATTTAGTATGGTCTGCATCAGTAAATACATTACTGTCAGTTGCTGCCTCGACAGCTGTTCTAACTTCTGCGTTAGATAATTGAGTGTTAGTATCTGTAGTTTGAGCAACCCAAGATAGCACACCAGAGCCATCAGTTTTTAAAACTTGATTAGCGTCACCATCATTTACTGGAAGGGTAAGTGTATAAGTAGCACCGGCACTGTGGGCTGGAGACTGTATCTTTACACCGTGGTT